TTTTTTAATTTAGCCTGATACCCTGCTTTTAAATTCTGCCTAGCTTTAGATGACAGAGCCTTGAAACAAGCATCAGGATATTTACCTATCATGTCATAACGAGCCATACCGTTTCCACGTTTTTTCTGTTCCCAATATTGTAGTTTGGAACATATTATCAAATCATTAAGTAGTTGTTCTGGCATATCATCCATAATGTATGTATTACCTTTGTCATCTTTTAATGTTATCTGTTTATTCTCCAAATCAATATCAGATGCTCTTACATTTTCTATAACGCTCATATCTTTACTGTAAATACCCTCATATACAGCCCAAAAAAGTGTGCGATAATAAAGGGTATTTTCTTCAAACCCTTCGTCTGGGTCATTAGGATTTAAACCTTTCATTACTTTGTCAAATTCTTTGCGTGTAAAAAATATTTGTTCTGCATTTGGTTTGGCTTCTTCCCATATTGCGCCTCTGTTTATGGCTCTGACTTGTTCGACAACATTTAATAAATAATCATTATGACAATATCTAGCGTACCGAGCTATTGTTGTCAGCATAACAGTAATATCTCGTTTATTCTTAGGGTGTTTGTCTATAATAATTTGTTTCAATTCTTCGGGAGTTATGTCATCTTTTAAATCTCCTATCCAAGAACACGTTTCCATCAAAGGTCTTGTATGTTCATTGACAGATAATATAAATTCTTTATAAGTTTCATTCATTATCATTCATTCCTTTCATCGAGCGGGAACAAATGTTCTGTATATATTATAGAACATCTGTTCTGTTTTGTCAAGGGCTATAATATTGTTTTGTATACAAGTCCAATTATTTACTCACTTGTTATTACATTTATCCTTTATTCACTTGTAACATTATAGCATAAGATAATTTTTCTGTCAATACAAAGAATTTATTAGTAACACATACTATATGCAGCGCAGCACACACAATATATAGTATAATATCTTAGTCTATAACACTATATATTGTGTATAAATGGGTCATAAAATTTGTATTTTATCTCTGTTATAATATTACAAGGTCAAGATGAACTGTCCATATCAATCACCTCCTTGATTAATTGATTGTTTAAAACTGTTCTAGTTCAGACAAGCTAATCTCATATTGTCTACAGAAGTTGTAAATTGATGATAGTTTCAGGTTATCTGCGTTCTGGCTATAATTGCTAACTGTTGTCGGTGTGACCTGTAAAGCCCTTGCAAGTTCAGCCCTGTCTATTTTGTTATACTTGCAATAGCCTTTTATTTTACTCCATAGATAATTTGACGTTAATTTGTCTACATTAATTATATTCTCTTTGTATTTAGGCTTTTCTATAGATTCTTTTGATACTACATATTCTTTCGCAGTCATAGCCTCACTAATATAGCACTGAGGAAATTGTTTGATTAATTTCTTTCTCGCTTCTTCTTTAGTGTCTGCAAACACTCTCATAGGCTGTTTCTTTCCATCGTACATTTCTACCACACAAATAAATGCTTTCATAATTAAATATTACCTCCATTACGGTTCTTCAAATTTATCTTGTAAACATTCTTCGTCTATTCGGATAGAACCAACGCCATTATTCCTAAACCAACGTTCACAATCCCATGCTACATATAGGTCGTCAAAAACACCAAGAATTTGACTTCTAAAATCATTTTCTGCTGAACGCACTATATATACTGTTTTCATTTTATTCCTCCTTGTTCTTCTCCCAATCTTCCATCAGACTTTTCTGCGTTTCTATTATAGCTTTATCCGTAATAGCATAAAGAACAGCGCCCATTATTAACGGTTCAAGGTCTGGAATTAAATACTCACTTCCAATACCGTCTAAAATGTCAGTAACAAAGCCATTGGCACGTTCTTGAATTGTTTTTTCAAGATATTCATTTGTGCCTATCGACCCATGTTCATATTCTACTCTCTTAGTTCTCATATTTTAATCCTTCTTATTGCCTTCTATAATTTCCTTGATAGCTTCAAGCTGTTCCAATGTTAATTTATTTAATTTGCCCCATCTATTAAGGCTATCAGACACATATCTAATTAACTCTTTACGTTTGATACAATCATTATAATCCTTCATTGTCCTGAATAAATATGTGTCGGGACTCCCTATATTGACTACTTCAACAAGACCATCAGGAAAATAATCTTCTGCTGAATATTTAACAGTAAACTCTTGGTTCTGATAATTGGTTGCATGAACATATTTACGTCCTACAGAAACAATTATTTCTTCATGGATTTCGTCTTTGATTCCTCCATTTTTATAATCTCTTTCTTTTGTTACAGCTATAACTTTATCTCCGACTTTGAAATCTTTTATATTTATCATTAAGTTTCTTCCTCCCATCTAAATATTTTCTTAATCATCTTCATTTTCTTCATCCCAATCAACCAATTCAAAACAATCAAGATATTCACACCAAAATTCAGGGCATTTAGCAGTATATAATCCTGTAACTATTTCATTATATTCATCATGATTAGCTTTAAATATGCAGCCACAGCTAGGACACTTAAATGTTTTTACAGGTTTTGTTATCATATAATCTCCATGTTTTATAATGTTCATTTATTTTCCTCCTGCCTGAGCATTTCTTTTACTCTTTCAATTTCTTCATCAGAATGAACTACACCACCACTGTTCATTTCAATGTACCATTGCAGTACCTCTGCTCTAGTCTGCAAATCATTAACATTAAACTTCAACATACCATTACTCATGCGTGGTCTATCCTCAAAGTCTTTATAATAAGTTCCAAATATCGGTATCTCATTATTTAAGAACTTAATAAAAGCTGTAAGTCTTTGCAGTCCATCTACCAATACCATGTCAGGATAATTGCATTTGTCTGTAACTCTACCATAAGAGGGACAGTTGAAATAGATTACATTAGCAGACTTGCCACCCCTAAAAAAGAACTCCAAATATTTAATCTGCTGTTCCTCAATCCAGACGTTTCCACGCTGAAAGTCTGGAAACATCTGCAAGTTATCATGTTTTTTATAACCATCTAAAGTCTTTAGTAAATAATCTATTGGAACATCTATCTGATAAGAACCAGAACGAGTAAATTGTCTTATGTCAGTGAATTTCATTCGTTATTTTCCTTTCTTATTTAATACATCAATTTCTTCTATATAACCTAGTGCAATATCAGAAATCAATTGTTCTTTTATTTCCTCTATCGTTTCAAAATTTCCGTCCCAAAGAACATTCGGGGCAGCCGTTGTTACAATATCCAATGAATCATTAAATGTTTTTACAACTTTGTACTCATCTTGGTCACAACCTGTTATTACAAGAATAGAATCCATTGTAATGCTGTCGATTATTTTTAATATCTCGTTAGTAACTTTCATATTTATTCCTCCTTATAACATTCAGCAATCATACTGGCTTTCTTAATTTCTTTAGCTAATCTCTTTGCTTGCCTTATCTGCTTATCGCTTAATTCCCAACCCTTTTGAACGTAGTAAGCAAATGAATATATATATTCATAACCTTTGAACGTTCCAACAGGTGCGGTTTTATCCTTTGGAATGTAGATATTTTTTAGGTCATCAAGAAGTTCCTGTTCCGAGGAATAAACATCATTCCATTTAGTTCCATTGATACCATACTGAGCATCTATCTTGCTACAAAGGATTTGTGCTTTTCTAAGATTCATTTTCATATTTCCTTTCTATTTTATATACCTAACGCTATGCTATTGAAAGCATTTTTAATTTCTCCATCTGTTATACCGATATACTTAGCTGTTGTTGCAGGACTTGAATGATTAAACACCATTTGCAATATACAAAGAGCTTCGTTCTTGTCTTTAGCATTATGCCATACCCAATAACCAAATGTCTTTCTCAGACTATGACTACCGATGTTCTGCTTTATTCCTGCCTCTGCTGCCGTTGTTTTGATTATTCTCCATATTGAACGTTCTTCTATACAATTATTACCTTTACGAGATTTGAATAGATAGTCGTTTATATCTTTAATCGGATATACTGTAATGTATTCCATAATAGCTTTCTTAACTGTATCATTGAAAAAGAGCTTAACAAACTTTCTTTTATTGGCAGTTTTCTTTGGCATAATAGTATACCATTCTCTGAAAGAAAGTTGGTTATCATTTTCTTCAAAGAAAAAATTCCAACGAAGTGAGCATAAATCACTAGCACGAATACCAAGATTTATGCCAAGAACAAATAACAGTTTATTCCTGACGGCTATCTGCCTTTGTGTATCTGTATTAAATATATTTTCTATATGTTTATCCAGAACATTTATCATTGCTTGAATTTCTTCGTCTGTATTAAAAGCATACACCTCAGAAGATATTCCAGCAACTTTATTTGTATGTGTTCTCTTAACAGAACCATCAAGGTTATATTTTACGTTATCAAAATAACTAGATACTGTTATCTTTGGCATAATGTTCTTAGCTGTGTTAGTCATTTATACTCACTCCTTTACTTTATCCAATCGTAGTATTTAAACTCTTCTATTCCTAACTTAATAGCAACATCTTCATAACCATCAAGTGTCATTTTGGTTGAAAGGCTTGGGGCAAGACCATGTGGTTCTCTTGCCTGATAATAGTCATTCCATGCTTTGATTGCTTGCAATCTTTCTTCCTCTGTTGTGTAGCTCGTAGGAAGTTTTTTTCTCAGGTCGATTATTTTAGGTTCAAGTAAAAATTTACGATGTTTTTCAAGCTCTTTATTTATTCTTATATGTTCAGCAGATGGCTTATAAGGCTTCGGCTTTGTGGCTACTGACACTATAGCTCCCAATGCAATTAATAACCAACTCATAATTAGACCTCCTTAATATGTTTTGTAACAGCAGGAAGTTTATCCTGCTGTTTTTTTACTCATTATTGTTATCGTCTGTAAGTTCAATACTCGTTGCTCTAGCAAACCTAAATTCAAACTTACCTTTGTTAAACTCTCTACAAAACATTTCGATAACTGTTGACATAGGTATGTTTAGTTCTTTACATTTCGCCTTAAAATTTTCAAGAACTTCTTTGTTAATCGGTGCGCTAAGAGCCTTTTTTTCTGGACTAGAAACTGACATAATTTCACCTCCCCAATTATCTTATATATATATATATTATATCACATTTTAAACTATTTGTCAAGTAGTTATTTGTATTTATTTTATACTTATTCACCATCAATATCTACCGAATTTAACGGGCAAAAAAGCATAAGTAATCCCAGCGGAATACTCACTAACAGAAAAGTACAATCTATTTCATTCCGAGCAACCAACAATGAACCAACCATCAATAACATTCCTAAAATCCTATATGGTAATGTTTTCCAAAGCTGTTTACGATGCTTTATTGTTCTTTCTTTTCGACTTATTCTTTCACGACATCTTCTTTGATATTCTTTCTCACGTTCTTCTTGCCTTACTTGATACTCAAATTCCGCTAAATCTATATAATGCCATGATTTATTATTACTATCCATTATCATAATTCTCCTTTAAGATATAGTATTTGCTTATACTGTCTATACTCTCGCATAATTACAGCCCACTTTTCTTTATTTGGTTTGTATCTTCCATCGGCTCTACGCTGTTTAAGCTGTTCAGTATTCTTCTTAGCTTTGTCAGGGTCGAGAATAAATGTAATCAATCTTCTTGACACTCCATATTCTTCTGCAAGATTTCTTTGAGAGTACATACCTGTTGCATACTTCTCTCTGATTTCTTCACGCTGTTTGTCATTGAGTTTTATTCTTCTGTCCTGCTTTGGACTTAGCTTTATTCTTTCTGACTTGTACACCTAATTATTCTCCTCGCTTTCATCGTTCCAAATATCTATATTCTTAATTATCTCATGTAAATCATCTATCCTAGACATTTGTTCTTTAGTATAATTCTTGTTGTGTGTCATAAGATACTCAATGTGATGTTCTACATAAAAATACAGGTCTGAAAAACTTTCAAAGTCCAGACCTGTATTTTTCTTTATTCTGTTATAATCAATCTTCATTATTTAAACTCCTCAAATATGTAACACATTTGTCCACTTGTACGGATTAAATTGTTCCCATCTCGTCTGATAGCTACAATAACAACATCAGGATTTTCATATGCTTTAGCTTTCCTGATTTTTCCATAAGGTTTATAAACTTTTCTTACTGCTTTTATAGGCGAATTTCCTTTGATTATTTTAACGTTGAATATACAATCCTTGTAATATTCAGCTAAAAAACCTGTATAATCATCTATTATATATTCATTCACAATTTATTCCTCCTACGTATCAATCTGTTCCACTTCATTATTCTTCTTAATCTTGTATATCTTAGTTTCAAATGGGTATTTATCTGCTTCGACCTTAGCAGCATTAACCGTATCAAAACATTTTATCTTAGGCACAAAGCACTGCCTGTTATTTGAAGTTATCATTCTTATCGTTATATATTTAGCCATTATTCCAACTCCTTATGTTTTGGTTTAACTATCTTGTTTATTCCCTGTACCATTCCATATAACCAACCATCGAGGTAATCTATATTGGGACAATATTGTACCCAACTTTCCGACTCCGCAGGAGAAAACACATAAAAGCCATCTCCATAATCAGCATCTTCAATTCTGATACTTGGAAAGTTACTCAGATAAGCATTTAAGTTCTGCCTTATTTTTTCTTTCTGTCTAGTAGTCATAAAACATTTTCCTTTCTATAATCACACCCATATTTCAACATTACCATCACAATTATTATATCCGCATTTATGGTTGAGATAATCACACAGTATTTCACTAAGCCAATCTGCAAATGCCATGTCTTTTTCCACACAGTCAGTTATATCGTAAGCAAGAGTATCACCCATGCCCCACTCTCCAATAACAACGAAATGATTATCAAATGCTTTCATTGTTTTTATACCATAATAAAAAGCATTATCTTCAAGACAAAATCCTATATCTTTTCTAGGACGATTATAAACATCTGATGCAACTTTCTGTGCATATTCTCTTATCGTTATTTTACGCATACTTATTCAACCTCCCATTCTTCAATACTAATTTCTTCGTCAATGGTTGCAACGTCTCTTTGATATTCCAAAGCAAAATTAGCTGCTTTTAATAAATCCTGATACATTCTTACTATAAAACCCTGTTCATGTGTATCACTTATAACAACATAAACTTTCATAATTCTCCTCCTAACTTATATCAAGTCAATCCATATTCTTAAATCATCACAAAGGTCGTAGAACTGCCTTAACATATAATTAATTTCATCCTGAACATCATCTTCGGTCATATCATAATCTTCGTAATTCTCACAGTTATCTAACTGATTGTCTATTTCAGAGAGTACATTCTCCAAATCATCGTCATCGAATGCTGACAACATTATTCTGTTGATTTCTTTATAACATTCTTTTAGAGCTTCTAATGTCTGTACATTATCATCATCATTAATTGCTTCTCTTAATTTCTTTCCATTCTTTAATATATGTTTCCATCTGTTCATAATAATAATTCTCCTTATTCCGCATACACATATATTCCTATGATTTCATAGCGATTTCCAGTGATAGCTTCTGTATACGTTTTTCCGAGTGTATAGTCAACATTTGTATCTTCTTTGGTGGTCATGCCTTCCAGTATTCCATCAAGAAATTTTTTCGTTACTCTGTATTTCATTATGTGTCACTCCTATTAGCTTAATATCTTTTCAATTTCCTGTTCTGCAAGAAGTCCTCTGCTTTTACACTCTACTAACAACTTGTCGGTTTCAGTTTCCGTTTTCTTTATCAGTCCTCTATGTGAGTTCACCTCAATGCAAGCCTGTCTGTCATTCATAACCAGAGTCAGTATCAGCTCCGATGTGGTTAGCTCTTTAATTTCCCTCTTTGTCATTATGTATCACTCCAATCGAAGTCCTCTATGCCACCACTGTTTTCCACGTACTCAACAACATCTTCAAAATTATATTCCCAGTCCTCACGTTCACTTCTATACCAATCTTCTGCATAACTGATAATCATTTCCGTAAGGTGTTCAATGCTTGTTTTCACCTTATAGCCTGTTGATGTTATCCAGTCTGCAAGTCTATCACAATCACACTTCTTTTCTTCTGGCATATTCGGTTCATACGTCCATCTTCCATACCAATCTACCATAAAATATTCACCTCTTTATCAATGGGCATATTCCCAATATAACTTAGAATTTCTACTCACATTATAAATATAACTTCCACAGCGAACAAGCAGAGCTTCATCTCCGTAAAACTGTTTTCTCATACCGCTTATACTTCCGCTTGCATGAAAGTTTGGATAGTAGTCAAGGTGCAATTGTTCTCTTTTACTTACAGGAATATATCTCAAAGGATATTTCCCTTTACCTGTTCTTGACATAATCATTCCTCCTATAACGAATCAACGTATGTATAATTATCTGATTTTGCTTTATCTTCTATCTGTCTTAAAGCTGTCTTAGTTATTTCTATGAAGTCTCCTTTACATATCCATGAACTAGGCTGCTTACTATATATTTTATTTTCCGTATCAATAGCAATATAAAGTCTATTGCCATTAACATTCCTCTTTGTAGCAAATTTTAACAGCATAATTGAACCTCCTTAATCATCAAGTATCTGACATTTATATAAAGTGTCAACTTCATAACACCATTCACACTTTAATTCCATTTCTTCCGCTTCTTCTGCTTCTATATAAGTGCAATGGTCGTATATAATTTTTTCGCCTCTGCTTTCTATTGCTTCAATGCAATGCTTACACAACAACATTTTATTACTCCTTATTTACATATCTTACATGGTGGTCATCCTTGTACTTTGAATAATTTCCGCAACGAATGAAGTTAAGTATTATTTTAGGCACACTTAAACTACGGAATACTCTCCGCAAATGTGACTTATAATGAACGTCATACAAACGGTTTCCGTATTTATCATTATAAACATACACACGTTCTATCTTGCTAAATCTGTTCATGTTTATTACTCCTTTAAAATAACTATTTTATGACTTATTTTACCATTTTTTAACCCTAATACAGAGTCATTAAAATTCCTCCTCATGCGTATTAACATTGAATTTCCGTATCTTCCCATCTATTTTACAGATGTCGATTTTTAATACCTGTGCGCACCACATATAATGATGACACTTAATATTATTAGCTTCAATATGTGCTAACGCATATCCTGAATACTTTTCTTTTCCTTTATATGGTTTCATTTTCAACACTCCTTATCAAAACGCTTTTCACAACACATCAAAAGTATATCAACACTTTTAGAGTCTAAATGACCAAAATGTTCAGCACGAATTATCTTGTCCCTAATATTAAGCAATTCTTTGAATGTGCAAGCATTTTTAATTTCCTTGTAAATATAACTCCTAATCACAATCAACACTCCTTTACAAATTTAGTCGTATAATATTCTCACTCGCAGCCACAAACATTATCTGCTCATGGCTACTGTCAGCATATTATCCTCCTATAATATTATACAGGCTAGACTTATCAACCTTGAATATTTGAGCATCCCATTGAAACTCATTATCATCAGCATTTACCCACGCTGACATATCATTCAGTTCTCCGCTTGTACATTCGTCAATTTCTCCAAGAGCATCACCCATCATAGCATCAAAATCTTTTTCCATCTCTGCCTGAGCTTCTTTGAGGGTCTGAAAAAACTTTGGAAAATATATTTCCCTATTAGAACAAACAATATAAACATAAATCATATTTATTTCTCCTTATCTATCATAATACCTACTATAATAGTGCATATTTCCAACGCACTTCTCATTGTATCTGTCAATCATTGAATTGAGATTTTCCATAGCCTGTTTAAGTTTGCTACGTTCTTCACGCATCTGCTTGACATAACTTTCCACATCTTCGATATAATTATCATGTATTCTGATTTTCCCCTCTGTAAGTTCTTCCTCGAAGAAATTGTTGGTATTATTATTATCCCAGCACACATACAATTCTATGCGAAAATTTCCATTATCATATATAGACAATCTGCAACTGTACTGAGAACTCCAATAAAACCTAAATCCTGTTTTTTCATAAACTTCATTCCTGATTTTATCGGTAGTCTTTTCTCCTACTCTTTTTCCGAGATACTTGTTCATTACCTCGCAGATAACAGGAATAACAAATTTACATACTGAGTATTCATAATTTGAGCTTAACACTATTTGCTGTTCTTCTAAAATATCTCTTTTAAGGTAAAGAGAAACAAGCTCATTGTGCAACTCCTGATATGCTTCATCTTCTTTTTTGAGGACTTTTCTGCCTTCTTTAGACGAAAACATAGAGTCTAAAATCATCTTCTGATTTCTTTCTTTACCATGTATCAGTTCCTTAACTTCTTTTATTGCCTTATAATTTTCTTCGCACTCTCTTTTTATAACTGTATGCTTTTTCATATGGTAATCCTCCTTTAATTAAATAGGACTGCCACATTAAGCAGCAGCCCTCATTGTCAATTATTCTTCATCGTCATCTTCTATTTCATCATCTTCTGTTTCATCGTCATCTTCTGAAAAGAACTCATTGAATGATTCTTCCAGAGCTTCATGTCTCCCCATAACATTGTCCTTACGGGCAACACCAGAACCAGAACATTTATTATATTCTTCGCTGTTTGACGTGCCGTTTTCAGTATTGAAAAACTCCATGAGCCAATCAGCCATTGTATTATTATCAATGTCCTGCTCAACAGCCTTTTTGAAGAAAGGTACAAGTGATACAAGATGTGTCTCTGTATAGAGCTTCTTTGCAACTTTCTTTTCCTTTCTGTCAACAAGTTCCTCATGGACTTCATGTATCTTGTTGTATATCTGTATCAGTATGGACTTTTCCGCTTCGCTTATTGACATTTCTTCCATCTGTGCAGAGAACGTTTTATTATCGAAAGCAACTTCTCCCATCTCCACATTTTTGAAAGCCATCATATAAGTTTTTGCTACAATAGATACCTGGTTCTTGTTGTTCTGTGCTTTCTCCGTAAGCATCTCTGTGAATACTTCATGCTTACCTATATCCATAAGACCCTTTATATCTCTGCATGAAGCAAGCATCTTAGACTTAGCAGACAGCGGTTTTCCTGCATTAAGTCTCTTGAATAATTCTCTTTCTTCATCCTCCGAAAGATTATCAAAGTATGTTACACTAAATGTAGTATCTTTCAGTATATCCTGTACAGCTTCGGGCAGTTCCGAATACTTCTTTTCGGATATATCAACAGTAATTTCTTCCCCTTCTTCCATATCGTGATATGTAATGGGCGCAAGATTTGTCAACGCAAATTCATCGTTCAGATATTCCTTGACAGTACTCAATCTCTGCTTGCCATCCATGATGTAGTATATATTTCCTCCACGCTTGCCTGTTCCATCATCTATCCTCTTTGCAAAGATAGGCGGCACAGGGTATCCGATAATCATGGATTCAATCAGACCAGACTTTCTTGACCTCTCCCATACATAACTTCTCTGTACAATATGGTCAAAGTTAATCTTTCCACTCTTAACCATTGCACCAAGCTGCTTTGCTGTCCATGTAATATTTGCCTTTTCCAAACTCATAAAAAATCACTACTCCTTAAATATATTATTTAATATTGACTCACTCCCTGACTTGTCATCGTCAGTATACAAGTTGTCAACTTGTATAGACAGGGGATTATATTCTCCCCTGTTTCGACTAATAGGAGTGTTATTTTATAGGCGCACATTTATAGGCACAGTTTATCCTATGCCCATAGTATGTAAGTCTATCCCTATACTTCCTCACTTTCGTTTTTTATCTTATCAACAAGGGTATACAGATAATCATAGAGCTTGCTACTACCCTTGCTATTACCTTTTCTTATATAAGAGTATTGCATACTCTGTTTCTCCGCATTATAGGTTACACTTGCCAATCTGTCAATGACAAATCCTCTTGTGCGGATAGGCAGTTTTATTCCGTATTTATCGAATAAGTATGTGAATGTAGTGTAATGCTTGTATTCGTGATAACCAGCTTCATCAGGATTTTCCATTAAGTCCATATACTCATTTTCCACACGACCACCGTTTTTAAGTACAGCAATAGCCTTGTTTATAACTTCCATGAACTCAGCATTGCAGCGTTCTGCTTCTGCTATTCTCTCCGCTTTGCGTTCGGCAGCCCGCGCCTCTCGCTGTTCTTCCTGCTTTGCTTTATATGCGGTTCTGGCTACTTCAATATTCGCCACAAGGTCAGGTCTGTAATTTCTAACGTACTCCCTTTCTACGCAGTTTATCCATTTATTATTAGCTATCCTGTATTCAATAGCTGTTATATAATCATCAAAACTAGACAGATGACTCTTAGGTATAAGTTCTTCTATCTTGTCAACTCTCTCGGTGTCTGTTAATCTTCCTACATACAGACCTATTCTGTCACCAAATATAGCATAGGCAGAATAATATTTGTAATAAGCAGTACCCTCAATTTCTCCGATGTAGATACTTCCTGTTACCTGTCTGACTTCCTTGTTATGATAGACAGCTTTATTCCCTGTGCTGTCGAACATAACAACTTTCTTCTTGACAACAGGTGTATTGATGTCCTTTAACTGTATAATATTCTCCATGATATAATCCTCCTAGTTTGCTTTTCTTAATGACCATGCTTTGTCAGTCATATCTTTTCTGATATTTTGTCTAACTATTAACGTTTCTGGTTCTTCCCCATCCGTAGGATGTTCAAACTCATTCAGCAGATACTTGTGCAGTTCTGCATAATCTTCGGGCTTTGCCTTTTTTGTTTTATAGTAGTATTCAATGTCGCACTCTCCCCAACCTTCATTCGGATGATAGTAAACTATTCTACCAAAATTAGCAGGAAATTCAGGGAATAGTGCTATACATTCCCATTTTCCTGTATATGGATTGTGTTCTGTTCTGTACAATACTTTATTTTCTATCATAGTTATCCTCCCTGTTTAGACCTCTTTGAACTCAAATCTGATATTGTGAATATGGGCAGCAGTATATCCACCTCCTGCTATAAGCATCAAATCATGCTTAATATAAGCCTTCATCTGTTCCATAGTAGCTCCATACTGCATACTTCTGGGATTGTTGACATCGAACATATAGGTGTCAGAAAACTCCTGCACCTTGTCTCTGTCTGTTACAGGCAGAGTGTACCAATAATCGGGGTGATATTTGTCCATTGTATAGTAAATAGTTCCCCTGATTTTCTTCTTTGGATATTTTGGGCTTTCCATAACGTTATTCATAGCTTATCCTCCTAACATTCAAAGACCATCGCAAAATGGCTATCATCTTCACATGAACGTGCATATTCTTCCGCTTCTGACTTAGTGTCAAATAGTTCTGACACATATACACATTCCTGTTGTCCGTAGTTCAGATATACTCTGAAATAATAATTCATTTTTCAACACTCCATTCCTAGTCTCAAACAAGCATTATTCCTTAAATGCTCATTACGATACACCATTGCTGATGTATCGGCTATCAGCATCTAAAGTTAGTAACTTATTATTTCTCCGATTTACGCTTTCTTCTGCACTCTTTTCTTAATCAGCTTATACGATGCTGTTTTGTCATTCTCTATATATGCCTTAAAATCTTCTCTAGCTTCTTTGTATGAGTCATAATGCACAATATCTTCCCAACCGTAACCATTGTTACACATAATAACCCATTCATCTTTTGTTTTGCGTACATATCCCATAGTTATTCCTCCTTATATCTTATTTAGTAACTTATTATTTCTCCGAATGTCAGCGTAACCTTGTTTTCATTCCTCGTTATGTCGAGTCTATACATTTCACTGTACACATCGGAGATATATCCTTGATTTCTTCTTGACAGGATATAACTATCATGGTCTACACCCATCTTCCGCATACCAAACAGGTATGTTTTATTTTCTACTTCTGCATTATGGAGGTCTTTATCCACGCACCTCCAACTAATGAACAGGTCAGAGGCATAGTATTTGCAGAACCTTCCTGCCGACTGTATCAACTTTGTGAGAATGGTGGAATAGTTGACATCAAAGTAATATCCATTCCATGAGCCTTCAACTGTCTCTATGACATTTTCAATCTGAAAATCCTCGACAGTGTATTCCTTGTGCGGTGTATATATTTTATCCATAGCTATCCTCCTTAGAGCCATTTCATAGTTCCGTTCTTACCTGTTATTTCACGCATCCAATTTCGGAAAGTTCCGTATTCTTCTTGCTTTTCTGCATCAGAGTTATATTCTATCTCCAATGCACGTTCTGTGGTATACGTTTCATGCTCTGTATCATACAGTGGGTGAGAAAAATCCTCCTGTATAGATTTATAACTTGCAGCGAAATTATTCTTGCAATATGCCTGCATAGCAGGATAATCATGTTCAGTGTGCAGAATATGCCCCATAATCGACAACAGAACATATTTGCCGTTTAAGTCAACTATCTTCATAGCTATTCCCCCTTATATCTCATACAGAGATAGACTCCACGCAAATCCCTGTTCGTAGTACAGCCCATACTCTTTAAGCAGCACATTAAATCTTTCGATAAATCCTCTGTCATCTATGTCATAATTCAGAATACCGTACAATCCGCTACCATCAAAAGTTATGCTGATAGTGTCAGAATTGCAGTATTCAAGATATTCCTTGACATCTATGTTATCCTCGACTTTTTCAGTCAGTACCAATTCATAAGCATCGTCACTGACTTTATAGCCGTATATCCATCTTTTGCCATTGGCATAAATAGTGCAGTCTCCGAGTACATCATATTCGGTAAGCAGAGCTACAATAGCTGTTCTGAGTTTTTCTATCTGTGTTTTAGTCATTACCATAAACCTCCTTGTAAAGTTTCTGGACGTATGCGCTCATAGTATATTCCACGCCCTTAAATTCAAGGTCAGCTATTATTCTTTTGAGTGCAGTATGGTCGTTGTCAGTCCATCCTCTTGCATCAAAAAGACTGTCAATAATAGCATTGTCAACAGTCCTCTTTGTTATCTTTACAGGCATGATTATCCCTCCATGTAGTAAGCAGCAAGCGACTTGTAATAAGCCGCTTCATCTGCCATTGTTGTTCTGTTCCTCTTGTGAAGTATTCTCCTGATTAGAGCTATCATAGCTTATACCTCACTTGCCATACTGTGCGAGAAAATCCTCTATGCACTTGATAATCTGATTCTCTGTCAGAGCTTCCACGCAGTATGCAACATACTGATAGTGCTTGATACAGGGGTTAAACAGATAGAGCTGATTTGTCATCAGTCCTATTGACTTCATGCGGTATCTGATACCATGCTTGCGGCAATACTGCCTTGTGAATTTTTCCATCTTGCTCATAATAACACACTCCATTCGTCATCGTACAGCGGTTCTGTGATAGTTAGCTTGCCATCATCAGTGCATAAGTCGCTATCTCATGCAGACAGAGAGCGTGCGCCCTCTGTTTCGGCTTTTCATCTATAAGTCCAGACCATTCACGTTGAAATGATAGTCCAGTCCTCATATTTGCCTGTTTTCAGAGCATCAGCCAGTGCTTTTGTACTTGCAAGGTCAGAGAAACCCTGTTCGTCAAAGAACTGGTTACGGTATCTGCTTGTTGTGGTCGAGTAGTCCCATCTCTTGCCGAGAGTTATTGTGTTGCTTTGATAGTCGATAGTGGCTATCATACTGTCATAGCTCTGGAACGTTGTCCTGTTTGTTGCATCGTCCCTGATTATGAACTGATTAGGAACTTTACGCCCGCTTCTGTTGCTTATGTTCTTTACTGTCATTGTAGTTACCTCCAATAGTCGAAATTAGGTTTGACCTAGTTACAGCTCATGCGTACCGCATAAACTCTAACTAAAACAAATCTAGTTAGTGCATCTATAAGCCCAGACCATTCCTCATAGCTTTTAAACGAGGACTTAACGGCACGTTATCCCAACGTTCTCATTAAGTCCTCTGGGTCGCATTTTTGCAGTTTATCTCCTGCTGTGGTCGCACAATTCAGCAGCTTTCACTCACCTAGATACTACCTCTAGGCGCAGCTAGAGCTTTGACCCTAGTGCCATTACTATTCAATTTTCAAGATGCTTGTATGGTCATGGTGAAAAATTCACCTCACGCAGACCATATGCGGATAGATAAACCTCTATCATGCGGTAACAACTCCAAGTTGGATTTATGGTATACTCCGAGTGTAAACACTCAGTCCATCCACCACTATTACTGTGGTAAGTCGAGGGTATACCTAGACCTCTCGCTCCATTCACCTTAAAAGGTAAGTCGAAAGTTGTTTAATAACATTTTAGTATCGTATGTTCGCAGCTATGGTGAGCCACTACCTCACCATCTGGCATCCTCATACTCGCAGTGTTCGGGCTTCCATCAGTAGAGCAAAAAGCCTACACCCTATTAACCACTATGTTATTTTTATAACATGTAGCTCGGAAATCTGCGGATAATAAGATACTACTCCTCCCCGCAGCTTATCGCAGTTGGTCACGTCCATTAACGGCTACTTATGTTATTTTTGTTGTATCTTTTTGGTATGGTCTTATTATATCACATTTTCGACTTTTTGTCAAGTGGTTATTTGTAAACTATTTGTGAATAGTTTTTATTACTCACATTTTTAATACTTCTTTGCACTAAACACAAATCGTTTACAACCGACTTTTTAAACAGTCAGAAGTGATATTATTTACCATTTTCAAGATACTTGCAAGTTAAGTCGTTCTCACTTCTCTTAACTTGCCTTTATTATACCACACTTTTTATTGTTTGTCAAGTGGTTATTTCAACTTTTTAAAAAGTTTTTTATTCGCTTGACTTCTGTTTGTCGTGTTCTGTTTGGTATGGTCTTATTATATCACGTTCTCAATTGTTTGTCAAGCGGTTATTTCAATATTTTTTGAGTTTGTGTAATTTGTTGTGTTTATTTATGTAATTATATGTTTGAGTTGTATATATTGCATAAAATGGTATGGTGTAGCTCTAGCATATAATACTATATATTGTATTTTATATGATTAATAAATACAATATGCAGTATACTATTATAATAAAAAAAGCGAATTATTAGAACAAATGTTCGATTATATACAACTTCTTTTTTCGGGGGAGATCTGGGCGGGGGCTAAAACATCAATACCAGAAGCATAAGAACATATGTTCGTATAATAAGGGTATTGATGTATTGTAAACTATTGAATAATGTTTGGTATACAATGATTAAGTAGTTAGTTAACTAATAGTTAGCTAGCTAACTACTTTACATTTTATAATATTATACGGCGTATAATATATACAAGAAAATGAATGTTACAAATATATCACATCTTAAATACCGACTTCGAAGATGCTATTGTCAAGTAAAAATACTTGACAGTGTGAATGCTCTGTCGCATACCAATTTTATATAATGTAAAGTAAAGATACTTGACAGATGAATGTGATAAAAACACATAATATCACATTCACTATTTAAAACAGCATAAATACGGGCTATTTAAAACTTTTTGACCGCTTTTTTGTACACTTAAATCCCCTACCTACTTCACATCATCACCACTATTTTTCCAAAATCTATCCAATCTATACAATCTATCCAGTCTACCCAAGAGCCATCATAAAGAGCTATCATAACTCTATTTTTAAAAAGCTCTACTTCAAAAATTCTATTTCAGATTTACTTCTAATCATTTCCACGCTACTTAACACTGGTCACTTCCCTTTTTTACTTTAATTACATATTTAATTTAACACCCGATTTTATAAAACCAAATCAAACCTAATATAGATTACTTTTCAGTAAATAAAAATATTGCTTTTACCGAATAAATATTTATCATATCTCGAACCATTAGGGCAGCTCCAATCGGCTTGTATATAGTAAAAAAATGAATAACTCTAATATAGGGTTATTTTATGTTACATATAAAAATATGAAATAGGCATTTATTGAGATATTAGTTTTATCGAATAATATATATTAAAATAAAAACAACATAAATGTAAGTATAAAAATATTTTTATCGAAGATAGAAAATTTATTGTAAATACAGATTTTGAAATTTCCCGAACAAAGAAAGCATTAATAAAATTAGTTAATGAAATTAGTTTATAAAATTGAAATTATATCTGTGGCTCATTTATGATGCTTAACGACTTTATGATACTTATTAACAGAAAAATATCGTTCAAAAATCTAAAATGCTCTCAGACGAAATCTAAGGCTGTTTTAAGACGTTTTATTTTTCATAGGGTAAGATTACTACCCTATGCTATAAAACTTAATACAGAGCCTCCTAGGTGGCTTAAAATTGATTTCAGATAGTTAGTACATATGCAAGTCAAGAACATTATCATTTTTACTAACTTTATTTTTTATTTAAGAATACTTATTTCTTCTTAAAGAAACAACGATAAGCCTCTAATGATTTCTGCCTTAATAGTTTTCTGTCAGAGAAGAACTTTTCTTTTTAAAGAATAACTATTTTCTTTTTAAAGAAGAATTGACGAACGAACGGAGTGAGTGAAGTCATACGAACGGAGTGAGTAATAGCGAACGGAGTGAGCAGGAGCGTAGCGACTTAAAGATAAGTCTAATAATTACAGAGACAGTCTTAATAAGAAACATTCTTAATAAAAGACATTCTTAATTAAGATTGGTTTATAATAAACAGATGTTCTCAGAAAAGTAAACTCAGCAGCAAGACAACTCGTTCTATAAATTACATGCTCTCTACAAGCTGTTTCTTATTTAATACTGACCCACTTCTGATGCTGACCAAATCCAGATTGTGATGGGTGGAGGATAATTGTCTTTTCTTTCTTATGTATTGTATATTATTCTTAGGTTCATGCAGGAAGAAAAGATATAATTTGTTGATAGTAAGACAACGGTCACTATGAGGGGTCACTGATTAATTTGCATATAAAATGTTTTATGACAACTTATATATTCAATAATAGTGTGTACATTTTTTTGTACAGCAAATATCAAAAGAAAAACCGTTCACATATATTAACAATTTGTAAATTTTATTTTTATCTATTGACATTTAAGATAAATAAGTATAAAATATAGATAGGTTGTATATGTAATTCAAGAACATGCACAAAGTTTATGTAGTTTATTACGAAAGGATAATAATTATGACAACAGATATTAAACCAATAAACGAAGAAAAAATATTTTTTATAATCCCGCAAAGTTTAATTATTGATTCTAAATTACCACCTGAAAGAATTGCTATTTATTGTCGGTTGAGGAAAGATTCTGTAATAACTCCTGTAGTTCAATCTTTTGATTGGTTGACATGGATTGGTGATTGTAACAAACCTGAAATGAAATACAATTCACAAGTACAATATGATTGCAGTTCAATATGTCGTTGGTTAGGAAGAAACCCACTGTCAAGGTCGAGGAAAAACAATTGTTATAAACGAGTGATTGAAACAATTGAAGCATTTATTAACAATAAAATAATCGAAAATCCTAAGAGAATTAAGTATAATCTATTTAAGGCTAATTTTAATGAACTTCCTACGGAAGTACATTTTGCAAAGATATTTCTTGATGAAATAGACAAGATAATTCATTATCAATCAGATAAATATACAGATAAATATAAACCGATTAACAAGGCAAATGTTATACTTGTTCTTGCGTATCTTAGACTACGCATTCCCATTAATAACGTTAGCACAGATTATATAGAAGCGTTTGATTGTTTTTATCGAGATATTGCGACCGACATTGGCATTGGAGATGATGCTGTTCAAAAGGCAATATTCGTACTCAATGATTTGGGAATTATTTATTCAGAAGATTTTGAATATATCTCAGGAAGATTTAATCTAGCCACTCATATTTTTTCTAACGTATATAAGAGAGATACAAATGGAGTTCTAACTGCATCGGGTGAAGATTACTATAAAACAAATATAAATAAACAGAAATCAAAGTTAAAGGAAATATACAAGGCTTTATTAGAAAGATGTATACTAAAGGCAGGAGGTGGTACTAATGAAACATCAACATGATAATGATAATCAGAATAAAAAAAGAACTAACAATATAGTTGTTTTATCTGAGAAAGACTTTCTTCCCCCACCAGACACAAGAACGTTCAATTCAGAGTTAGGCGGGTTTAAAGGTGGTTTTGACTTTAGAAGTCATGCAAAAGATTATTTTGACTATTTAGAAGATTTTGGAATATATGACGAATGATTTATTTTTTAGATATATGGTCTTATGTTACATATATCTTTGTGCGAGAGGTGATATGGTTGCTTGATACGCAAATACAAATATACAGTTGTGATACTGGTAATTTCTATTCTAAACACGAGGAAAGGCTTCATAAGAAAAATCATAAACTCAGAGTTGAGCGTAATCAATTGATAAATGGTAATGCTACAAATCTTCAAAAGAATAGGAAAATAAAAAAAGCAAAGAAGAACATTGTTGGGCTAAAAGAAATTGTGACACAGTTACAACAATACGGAATATCCAATGCTGATTTGAAATTAATCATTGATGACGAATTTGATTATGATAAATTTGAGAATGATGATTATAAGGCTGTAATGACATTAGCACTCAGATATAAACAGGTCAAAGAATTAATCGAACATAAACTTGTGCTAATCAAGCAAACCAAAGAAGAACTACTAGACTTACTCAGACGTAAAGTTGATTGCAATATTTCAAGCAATGGAAGATACTGTCCAAGAATTTTGATAGATAATAGTGTTTCTCAGAAAGAAGTCATATCTGTATTTGAGTCGGCATTGACAAGAGCTATTGGTCTTACTCCTGATTGTTTGTCTGATGAAATAATTGTAGTTCAGGTTTATTACTTTGACATTCTTAAAGATATTATTAGTAATGGGTTTTATTTTCAAGGAGAAAAATATATATTTCTTACGGCATCGGCGGGACAGATAAGAACTAAGAAAGTTGTTTTTATAAAGGCAAGTACATGGCAGCGTATAGAAAAAACTATGATGTGCGGATTGTCTATTGATATAATAAATGACAAAGGTGGAATCAATTCAAATAAGTTCTTAGCTTATACAGCTTTAAATAATTCGGCTACCGATGAATGGAAAGAATTTGATATTGATAAAACAATTGTTATAGATGACTTTGAGACTAATGTGTTAGGCGATTTTGATTTTGTCGATGAAAAAGATTTTTCAATCACAAGAAAAAGAGATTATGTACCGATTACGCATACCGATGGTTGTGGAATGATTTTGCCAGATGCTTTTGATGTGCGTCAACAAAATAAAATGGTTCGTTTGCCGTGGATAAAAGGCTTGTTAGGTGTATTTGACTTTGTGTCGTTTATCAAAGAAAAAGAATGTTCTCCTGTGGTAAAGGATATTTATGGCATAGAGCATGACGTAATCAAAGAAAACATACAAGTTATATTTACAAAAAGTCAGTTTAAGTTATACAAGTATTATGATAATTGGCGGCAGTACAAAGATAATTTTAAAAGATATAATTGCAAAGCTGGTTTTACTAATCCAGAACAAGATAGGATAAAAAATGCAACGATAAATTATCAAATGTTACAAAGTCTCACCGATATAACAGATGATGAAATATCCGATATAGCTTATGATTCAATTAGCACTTTAACTGAAATGTGTACTTCTGTTAACAAAGTGAAACAGGTGTTGGGAATTACGCCATATACACGCACAGAAGATATGACACCATTACAGCAAGCAATTCAAATATATCCTGAATTGCTAAACGATAGCTATATTCGTTCTAAGCTCAAAGACATAAAGGATAGTTTAATAAAGAAATACAAAGCTGGCAAATTACAGATTAACGGGAAATATACTTTTTTGCTTCCTGATTTATATGCAGCCTGTGAGCATTGGTTTCAGGGAGTAAAAGTTCCCAATGGACTACTCAATGATGGAGAAGTTTTTTGTTGGTTGTTCAGACAGCAAAAAGAGCTTGACTGTCTAAGGTCGCCGCATTTATTCATGGAACACGCTATCAGAAATAACGTTGCCACTAATGATAATGAACATCAGTTAGAACTAAGGAAATGGTTTTGCACTAATGCTATATACACGAGTAGCTTTGATTTGATTAGTAAAGTTCTCATGTTTGACAACGATGGAGATTGCGGCTTAATTGTCGCAAATCAAACTATTATCGAGGTTGCAAAACGTAATGTTCTGAAATATGATATTGTTCCATTGTATTATAATATGGCTAAAGCTCCTGCGGTTCAAATCAGCAAAGATAAGATTTACAATAATCTTACTATTGCATTTACTGGCGGTAACATTGGGCAGTTTAGTAATAATATATCTAAAATCTGGAATAGTGAGATTTTTATTTCGGGGTCACATGAAGATAAACAGCACGCAATCAATTGTATTAAACGATTATGCTGTATGAATAATTTTGTCATTGACATGGCTAAAACTTTGTATATGCCTAAATATCCTAGGGAAGTAAAAGAAGATATTAAAGAATTTACTAAACTTAAACTTCCTCATTTCTTTATTTATGCAAAAGATAAAACAAAAGACCAAGTTGAAATAACTAATCAGAGTTTTGTAAATAAATTGAGTAATGTAATTCCCAATCCAAGGATTAGTCATAAGTATATAAATCAAAAAGGTAAAACAAGAAGATTAGAAAAACCTGATTATACGTTATTGATGTACGATGAATTTTGTTATGTTGATGAAAGCACAAATCCTGTAATTCAAAAATATTCAGAAATAGTGAGAGATTATAGTTATAAACTCAAAGAATTAGTTGAAGGGGGTTCTCCGAGAAGCAGTTGGACGAATGCCAGACTAAGAGAATATTTGAGATACAAAGAAATGATTAAAATTGTCAAATCCAAAATGTCTGAGACAGGTTATTCAGATATAGAGATAGCTGATATACTTACTGAATATTTGTATCGGACAGATAATAAGAACAAGGGTATCTTATGGAATTGCTACGGTGATATACTGTTAAGCAATTTAAAGCAATGGATGAAAAAACCTACGAAAGAAATTCAATGTACATTATGTGGCAAGTGGATAGAGGTAGACATAAGAAGTAAATCATGCAGATGTGATAAATGTAAAACAAAATAAAAGTCCCTAATATAGGGGTGTTTATAAACAAGAAAAAAAACACCCCTATATTAGGTATAGTAAAAAAACCCTATATGGAGAGAAGGAGAAAATATGGAAAACAAAAAGATAACAAGACAAGATTTTATGCAGTCGGTAGTTGACAAATCTAATCGAGAATTGGTACAAGAAATAATTAGTCAGATAAAAAAATCTGGCATTGAATTATCAGAAAAAGAAAGCAGACATTTATTTGCCTTGCTTATAACAACTAATTGTAGCAAGAAAATGGTTGGCATAATATTCAAGAACATTGAAGATTTAATAAAAGATAATTTATATAAGACTAACGAAAAGTGTTCGATTGTAATGAAGATATTCAAAGGTATATTAATAAAAGCGCAGTACGTTCCTGAAAGAATTAAGATAAATAATTTCTCAGGGAAGAAAGAAAGATATAAGGCGTACATAAAACCCAAAGCTGAGTTTTCAAGAAGTTTTATCGAAGATATAAGTAAAAATCCAAAGTGATATATACAGTTTAACGCTGTTATATATAAACACAGAGCTGTCGCAATAGTGGCAGCTTTTGTTGTTAGTATTCATATTTTACACCTTTCTTATTTCAGACTGTCACTTCGGTGATGGTCTATGGGGATATAGCTCAGTTGGTAGAGCGTATGCCTGAAGAGCATAGCGTCGCAAGTTCGATTCTTGCTGTCCCCGCCATTGCACGAAAGTAGTTTAATTAAAACAACCAGTATATGAAATACAAGGTAGATGTAAGTAAAATCTTACCTTTCGTATATGCGGAGTGGAGAAAAGGTATCTCGTAGCCCTCATAAGGCTAAGTTGGCAGTTCAATTCTGTCCTCTCGCAATAAGTAAAATATAATTAAAAACAGAAAGGTGATACAAATATGGATATAATTCAAGAAATAAATCAGAATGGTTTGACTAAAGAGCAATATGAAAAATGCTTACAAACTATTATTGATAAGAAAAATGGAGTAGAGGATATTGATTGGCAAGAAATAGTTGATATGTATGAATTACCAATATCTTCTGTTACGCTACGTAAGGCAAACGGTAGTATTTTTGGTGGATACTTTGTGTATGAATATTTAAAAAGAAACAATTATTTGAGTAATCAACAAAACATATCCGAAAATGTATCACCGATAAATAATCGTGAGGTTTCAATTAACAAAGATGGTTCATATTCAAGCAAAAGACTTTTAGAAATGAATGAACATCAATGCAAAGACCCTGAGTATTTATTAAAAGCACACGGCTTTGACAGTTCATGTTGGAAAGTTGTTAGTGTCAGGAATAACATTAGACAAGTTGTCAGTCGAGATGATGGTGTTGTTACTTTATATGCTTCGTTCTTGACAGCCAAACCTACCAATGAATTATCTTTCGATTATATTAAATCATTTTATAATGAATTAATTACAAATGATAACAGACCAACTGTATCAAAGAAGAATAATAACTGTAATGGCTATATGTTAGAGATACCAATACAAGACGTTCATTTTGGAAAATTAAGTTTTTCAGAAGATGTAGCAGAGCCTTATAATTATAATTTGGCAAAAGAAAGATTTGCCTACGTTATAAATGATATTATCGAACAAGTCAAAACTATGCCGATAGAAAAAATCATATTCCCTATCGGTAATGACTATTTGCATATTGATAATATACAAGGAAATACAACGGCAGGAACTAGGCAAGTGTCTGATTTAAGTCCACAACTAATGTTTAAATATGGTCTTGAATGTTTGATTGAGAATATTAATAATCTTTCTGAGATTGCGCCTGTCGAAGTATTTTGTGTAAATGGCAACCATGACTTCCTGTCATCATATCATTTGATTTGTGCATTAGAATGTTATTATCATAACAACGAAAATGTTATCGTTAATACTGATACATCTCCAAGAAAATATATTGAATTTGGTAATGTCCTTTTAGGTTTTGCGCATGGAGACAAAGAGCGCAATCGTATAGATGGTATCATGCAAGTTGAAGCAAGAGAAGCATGGGGCAGAACAAAATACCATGAAATGCACATGGGACATTTACATAGTGAGCAGACCAAGGAAACGAATGGAATAATATTTAGAAATTTATCTTCGTTCACTGGCACAGATAATTGGCATCATCAGAATGGTTATGTAGGGGCAGTAAAGAAGTGTCAGTCATTTTTGTGGGATAAGAAAAAAGGACTTAGAACAATTTTCATTTCTTCAATTGATTAAATAATAAGGGTGGTGTAAAAATGGGAAGAAGAAAAAAGATTGAATTTGACAATGATGTTGACCAAACACTTGATGCTAAAAACTCTAACTCACCAGTTTTACATTGCTTGTGTTGCGGAAAACAATTGGATAATACAGATAAAATCTACAAAAGCGATAGTATTCTATATCAAGGTTTCAAAAGAATACCGTATTGTCAAGATTGTATAGTTGACATTTATGAAAGTTATGTTGAAGATTATAGAAAACAAAAATGTGCAAATCCATATAGTAAAGCCATGCAGAGATTTTGCATGGCTTTTGATTATTATTATAATGACAAGGTATTTGAAAAAGCATCAAGAGAATTAAGTTTGAGAGATGGCTTTGGGGATAATGATGACGATTATAGTTTAGTTCTCTTTTATTTACGCCAAATGAATTTAGTGCAGTACAGAAAGAAAAATTATAATTCAACACTTAAAGAAGAACTTGACAAAACTAAAAAAGAAATACAAGAAGAAAAGCAATCTTCAATCAATGATGACGATGTAAAAAGACTTAACACCATAAGCAAAGCTACTTCGTTTTTTGGAACAGGCTTCACGAGTGATGATTATGTATTCCTACAAGAACAGTATGATGATTGGGTTACAAGGCATGAGTGTCAAACTAAATCACAAGAAGAAATGTTCAAACAGATTTGTTTCACTCAGCTAAATCTTCTTAAAGCACAAAGGCTAGGTGAAGATACCAAAGACATTAATGCAACTTATCTTAAACAACTTGAAGCAGCTAAGTTGCAACCAAAACAAAATAAAGGTGAAACGGTATCAGAAGCTCAAACGTTTGGTACTTTGATAGACAAATGGGAACAAACAAGACCGATACCTGAGCCTGACGAAGAATTAAAAGACGTAGATAAGTTGGGCTTAATGTTGGACGTTTTCTTTAAGGGGCATTTAGCAAAAGTAATGGGATTGAAGAATGGTTTATCTAGGCTTTATGATAGATATATAAAAAAATACACTGTTCAACGACCTGAGTACAAAGACGAAGAAAACAACGAGGTTTTATTTGATGCAATTTTTGGTAGCTCCTCTTTGATTGACGAGGAGTGATTTTATGGTGCAGACTGTTAAGTTATCAGAAAAAGAAATTGCTAACAAGAAGTCACAGCGTATTATGAACGGTATCGCTGCATGGTGTGGTTTCTATCGCTGTAACCCTCAAAGATTTGTAAAAGACTACCTTAACATTACATTAAAAACATTCCAAAAATTTTTGATTTACGCGATGATGCACAATAACCATTTTCTGTTTTGGGCTGCGAGGTCTATTGGCAAAACATGGTTAACTAGCTTGTTTTGTGTTGTGCGTTGTATTTTGTTCCCAGGTACAAAAATATGTATTGCCTCTGGAACAAGAGGACAAGCTAATGAAGTTTTAGAAAAAATACTAACCGATTTTTGTGTTAGATATAGTTGGGGTTCTGATAATCTTCGTAGAGAAATTGACATGGCAAAATCAAGTGTCGGTACAAATAAAGCAGAAATAATATTCCATAATGGTTCATGGATTAAAGTTGTAACCGCATCCGACAGCGCTAGAGGAAATCGAGCAAATATTCTTGTCATTGATGAATTTCGTATGGTTGACAAAAATACTATTCAAACAGTTCTTAAAAGATTCATGGGTAATCCTAGACAGCCAGCTTATTTAAATTTGCCTGAATATAAAGATAAAGAAGAATATCTTGAAACTAATATCGAGATATACATGAGTTCTGCTTGGTTTAAATCTCATTGGAGTTATGAAAAATCTAAAGCATATACAGTTAATTTATTGGGTGGTAGACCTGGATATTTTGTTTGTGCAATACCTTATCAAATGGCTATAAAAGAGGGGCTGAAAAAGAGAGTGGAAATTGAAGATGAAATGTCAGAATCAGATTTTGATGAAATGACATTCTCTATGGAAATGTGTTGCTTGCCAATAGGTGATGGTGAAGAAAGTTTCTTTAGTTCTGAAACAGTTACTAATTGCAGAAAATTGCAAACAGCATTATACCCACCTGACCAATACGACAAACAATTTTCTAAGATACAAGATTTGCTTACCAACGAAAGAAGAATATTGTCTGTGGACATAGCACTTATGGCTTCTAAAAAGCACAAGAACGATGCAAGTTCGATTATTATTAACGATGCTATTCCTACAAATAAAAATACATATACAGCAAACATTGTGTATCTTGAATCTCACGAAGGATTATTAACAAACAAATTGGCATTAAAAGTAAGAAGGTTATTCGATGCTTATAAATGCACAGATTTGGTAATAGATGCCGCTGGTGCAGGACAGGGCGTGTTTGATTTGTTAGTACAAGATATGTACGATGATGAATTAGGTAAGGTGTACCCAGCGTTAGGTATAAGCAGACTAACCTGTAACGATAAAGCTATGATAGAACGTTGTCCTGTTGATAAAGCGCCACAAGTTATACACCCTATTAAGGCAAGCGAAACGTTCAATACTAAGATATGTACTTTACTTCGTTCTGCTTTTAAAAATAATAATATAAATCTTTTGGTTTCTGAATTGGAGATTGAAGAAAAATTGAGAACTCAAATTAAGGGTTATAACAAAATGATTGCTGACAAACAAGTAAAATATAAACTCCCTTATATCGAAACAACGTTTTTAGTATATGAATTGATTAGACTACAGCATGAAATTAAGGGTACTAATATAAGAATTTACGAACTGTCAGGGGCGAGAAAAGACCGATATAGTTCACTTGCGTATAATTATTATATAATGAACCAACTTGAAATCAGCATATTGAGAAAACCTAAGACTGAAAGAGATATAACTGATATGGCGAAAGCATATCAAAAATTAAACAGAAAACCTAATATGTACTAACAGGAGGTGATGGCTTTGAACTCAAAAAAGAACAAGACTAAAAATCAAGTTATATATAACAAGCAGCAATATGAAAAGGATAATTATAATTTTTTGGAATCTTTAAAAACAGGAAACATAGACCGTACTGCATTTAAAAGATTGATGGTTAGTGATTTATGTTCCAAAACACAGATATTGGACACTGGTTATATAGGGCATATTAGTTTAGAAACCGCTGTTCATGCAATGCACCATCCTGTTAGGCATTGGAGAATGTTATTAGAACTGTCTAAGTATCTGATGCACATTTCACCCCATTATTACAGATTGTGTATGTACTACAGTAATATGGCTCTTTTCTGTTGGTGGATAGATTTATACGATGTGAATAGTAATAAGTTAAAGATTGACACTTTAAAAAACGCTTATGCCAAACTTGCTACTCGTTTTGAAAACATGAATTTAAAACATGAGTTTGCGAAGATAATGAAAGTGTTACCATATCAAGATATATATTGTGGGCTTACTGTTGAAAACACTAACAACACAGATTTCTTTTTTCAAGAAATAGATTATAAGGTTTGTAGACTTTATCAGGTTCAAGATGGTCTATATAATTTTGATATTAACTTAGCGGCTATTAGAGCCAAAAATCTTTCTGCTTATCCTGATTATGTTCAACAAGCGTATTTGGATTTTGAAGATGGAAAAATAGGTAAATGGTATCTGCCACCCGCTGATAAACAAATATGTGTGAAATTTAATTCTCAATGGACTTATCCTTATCCTTTGATGATTGGTATGATAAAAGATATTTTAGACCTAGATATATATAAGAAACTTAAATTGCAGTCTGCCAGAACAGACAATTATAAAGCAATTATGATTAAAGTTCCTATTGATGAATCTACGGTAGATAAGCCATTGCTCTCTCCTGAACTTCTTAGTATTTTTGCCGACATCAACAGAGACAGTTTATCTGATGACGTGGGATTGATTTATACATTGGGTTCAAATGGTGAGGCTATTAGCTTTAAGGACTCGAACAATACAACGAATAATGTTTCCGATGGTATAAGCGAATTGTACAATTCGGCTGGTATTCCTAAAGATTTATTCAATGGTGCTTCGACAAGTACCGCTTTAACTTTATCTGTTGAAAACGATGCAGGGTTTATATATGGCATATATCGTCAATTTGAGCGTTGGTGCAATCGGTATATCAAGTTGAAAAAATATAATAACTCAACTTTCAAGTTTGCATTTACTTTGCTCGATATTACAATATTTAATCGTGATGCCGTTAGCAAGCGATATAAAGAAGCAATCTCTTTAGGTGCTACGGTTGTCGATAAATGGTTGGCTTCATTGGGTATGACTCCAAGTCGTACAATGGGGTCTTTTATTTTGCACAAAGATATTTTTGATTTTCAGAATAATTTTGTACAGTTATCATCTGCTTTCAATTCATCGGCTAGTGGAGAAGTGGGTAGACCTACTAATGATGACAAAGGAGAACTTCTGAGTGACGAGGGAGAGAAAACAGCAGACGGAGATAAAAATGATGGATAGGTGGTGATGAATTATGACTAAGGAAAATGGTGTATCGTTACCTGTTCTGGTTGAAAAAATTGCGAATTATGAATTATCTGATACAGACGAGAGAATAACAAAAGTTAAAATATACCTTATGCATTTAGGACTAAACTTTAATGGTTGTATTTTTAATAAAGAAGTTGTAGATGCAGCTATTCCTAGCTTAGCTTATTGCCCAATAGTAGGCTTTATTGAAAAGGATAAAAACACAGGAGAGAATGATTTCTCTGACCACCGTTTTGTTATTACTAAAGATGACAAAGGAGTAAGACAAAAATACAAAGGTTCAGCCTATGGCGTTATTCTTTCGGAAGATGAAAATAATGCTCATTATGAAGAACGACTTTGTGATGATGGAGAAACAAGAACATTCTTAGTTGTCGAGGGTATTATGTGGAATATGTTTGAAGATAGCTATGACATTGTTCAGAGAGATGGAATTAAAAGCCAATCTATGGAATTGTTTCAGAAAGATGAAAACTCTTATGATGGTTATGAAGATGATAATGGAAATTTTGTAATGACTAGATTTTCGTTTAGAGCAAGTTGTATTCTTGGTAATTCGTATGAACCCGCAATGATTAATTCAACAGTTGAAGTTGTTAATTTTACAATGAATGATTTTGTAAAAAATATTCAAAGTGAAATTAGTGATAAATATTCATTATTTGAAAAGATAATGAAAGAACAAAAAAATAAGGTAGGAGGTAATGAAAATATGTCTAAGGAAAATTTTTCTGTTATGAGTCAATTTAATGATATTTCCAATATTGTAAAAGACTTTGAAAAAATCAAAGACAGATGGGGCGATGAAGTTTCTCGTTATACCCTTGTTGATATACAGAACGATGAAGTAATTGTAATGGATAGAAGCAATAATTGGGATTATTACGGACTCAAATATTCTATGGATGGAGACAAGCCTGTTATTAATTTTGAAACTGCTACAAGAAAGAAGATTGTGTTTGAAGATTATTCGGGAGATGCTACTAATACTGATAGCACTGTGAATTTTGGTGATTGTGTCGCTGAAATTGAAAATGTTGCATTTGAAAAAGTATCGGCAGCAGAGGCTTCAATGAATAACGCAATTGCAGAAAAGGACGAAGCCATATCTGCAAAAGAGGTAGCCGAAACAAATTACACAGAGGCAAAGGCTGAACTTGATGAACTTAAACCTAAGTATGAGGAATTTGTAGCAGCAGCACAGAAGAAAGCTGACGAAGAACTTTGTGCGAAGAAAGATGAAATGCTTGCACAGTTTGAATCTGCCTTGTCTGATTGCGAGGAGTTTTCTGCTATAAAAGACAACAAGGCTGATTATTCAGTAGATGAAATTGAACAGAAATGTTCTGTAATTCTGTTCAGAAAGAACAAGGGTGTTAATTTTAACAAGCAAACTAAGAACGCTGTTATAGGAATACCTGACATACAGGATGATGATAACGATGGACAAGGCTATGTTGCTACCAAGTATGGCGACATTCCTGTTAATAGATAATAATGAATGGAGGAGTTTATATGGCATTTAATGTTTTTGAGTCAACTAACATGGCTAGTACCAAGTATGCTGAAAGAATTTTTGATGCGGTAGCAACTGAGGATATTGAAAATGGTACTTTCGGTTATCTTGATGGTCTTGCAACTGGTGAAGCTGTAACTTATAATTTCAAGCCTGGTACTAAGGCAGGATTGAAGATTGGTGATATTGTAGTTGTAGATAATCCTGTTTGGGATGCTGATACTTGCAGGAGAACCAATCAGAGAAAGGATAAGTTTATTATTAAAGCTGGTACTAGATTCAGGGCTAGAGTCGTTAGAAAGAATGACGAATTTGCAAATTCTATTGACGGCTTTACTTCTGCAACACAGTCTGTAGTAACTGGTGCAACTGACTTCACAACTACACCTGTATATGTTTCTATTGACGAGACAACTGGCAAGCTGGTAGCCGCTACTACAAAGCCTACCGATATTATTGTAGGTCAGATTATGCGTAAGAGGATTACTGGCGGTACTCTTATAACTACAGCAAATACATACGGTTACAAAAGAGAAATGTACGAAACTAAGATTATTGAAGTTACTGCGTAATAGAAAGGAGTGATAATTATGAAGGCTAGAGTTAATTTTACAAAAGATGAAGCAAAGGTATTTGACCTTGCACTTGACCTCGCTAGAGATGATTATGCAGTTCATATAGATAGCGAAAAGATAGCAAAGAAAGACCTTGAAAACTATTTGAGAAATAAAATCAATAATGATATACTGCAAGGTAAGACATTGTTCCAGGCGTACAGACGTAATAGTGTCGTAATCTTTGAGATTGTTGAGGAACTTGTAACGACTTCTATTAGTGAAAATGTTTTAAGTTCGCCTTTTATTGATGCTTTCGTAGAAGTTAAGAATAGAGCAATGGGCGATGAAACAGCTTTCTATTCTGAGGGTGGTCTGCTTTCAGTAGCTACATTTGCTGGTAATCATTGGGACACTAACAGGCAGGCTGTTGACCTTGGCGAGGAAATCACACTTCCCAAAGAGTGGATTTACATTCACGTTTATGAAGATTTAGAGCGTTTCCTGTTGGGCATTACACCTCTTGAAAAGCTGCTTGACAAGGTTTATAAGTCTGTAAACAAGTACATTCAGGATAGATTGTATGCTCAGTTCCAGAATGTTGCTAACGCTGTTCCTGCTGATTTTGTTAAGTCTGGCAATACTGAGGCAGCAGTTGGTGAGCTGTGCGATTTGGTTCAGGCTGCTGGTGGTTATGGTTCTCTGACTATAGCTGGCACAAAGGGCGCTCTGCGTAAACTGGCTGGTATAATCCCCGACAAGATGTTTGCTAACTCTCAGAAAGAAGCTAAGGCACAGACAGGTTCTATTGGCGATTGGGAGGGTAATACTCTTATGATTATTCCTCAGACACTTAAATCTGGTACATTTGAGCTTGCACTGAATGATAATCAGATTTTCATTCTTGGTGGCGACACAAAGCCTATCAAACTTGAATACATAGGTGATACACGTTCCGACCTTGATACTGAGGGTAAGAAAAATAATGATATGAGTGTTGATTTCCAGGTACAGACTGCTATGGGTATGGGGCTTGTACTGCCTAATTACTTTGGTCTGTTTAATTTTAGTGCTTAATTAATTGGGACAATATCAGAAAGGTGGATGAAATATGGCTAGAAAAAAGACTATAGTTGAGTCCACAGCAATTGATACAATAAAGGAGGCTACTTCGGTAGCCTCTAATATTGATACAACTGTTGTGTCAACTAATAATGTAACAGATGCACTTATGGATAGTGACGAAATTGAAGTTATTTCAATGATACCAAATGTCAGCTATGGTGATAATCGTACAGGAGATTTTTATAGATGGGATGAAGTTGGTCATATAGAGATAATGACTTGGGAGGCTATTAAAAATCTTTGGCGTGGTTATAAGGGATATTTTAAAGACCTGTGGTTGAAGCCATTGGATAATAGAGTAATTAAGAAACTTGGTCTTACGAATAATTATCAAAAGTATGAGTTTCTTATGGATGGTAAAAATTATACCAGAGCTAATATAGCTTCAATCTGTGATGAAATTGCAAAGGTTCATATAGGTTTGAAGTATTCTATTTTTAATAATATTAAGAATCTTGTTGCTAGTGGCGAATTGTCTGACATTAATGTTGTTATGACATTAGAAAAAAGATTCAACCTTGATTTAATTTCGATACTTGGTAGATAAAAGAAAGGAAGTGAGAAGTTGTGTCAACTCCGTACACTGCTATATATGAGAATATGTTGCCTAAATTTCGTAGTTATGAAATACCGTTAATGACAATTGAGGAAGTACAAGAGTATTTACACGACTTCATTGCTCCCGCTATTGCAAGATTTCATATATGTAGAAAAGATTTGAATGATAGAGATGAAACACTTGAACAGTTTAATGTAGATTTGTCTTTAACAGAAATTGAAATTATAAGTAATTTTGCTTTGATTGAATACGTTGATTCAACTTATGTAAGAACAGCGACATTGTTAAAAGTCAATTTAAGTTCCAGTGATTTCAATTCCTACAGTCCCGCTAATATGTTAGACAAATTGTTGGCTATGCACGATGCTTACAGACGAGAGAATGAGACTCTTTTATCTAGATACTCATGGTTAGATAATTCTTCTACTACAAGTAAGTTAAGTCCTAATTATAAAAAATAATCCTAATTATAAAAAATAATTGGAGGTGACTTGCTTTGATAGATAGTGCTTTTGAAAGATTTAAAAAGAAAATGAATTTAACTGGTGGGTCTATTCGTAAAGAAAAAATATTCAATAGTCAACAACTATTGAATAATACATTTGATGACGATGCGGCTTTTGGCGAAAAAATATATTTTTGGGAATTGGGGAAACAGTCATACGATGATGTTGTTCCTGTAGGCATAAGGTTTTATCATAGAACTTCTTCATCGGCAAATGGTGTCACTGTTAAATTTCAAACATTACATGATACTCCCGTTATAGTTGGCGATATAATCTATAATGCGATAGAGGAAGAATATTGGTTATGTACTGAGGCTTTTAATATTGATACCATTCATTATCAAGGAAAATTCACTTTATGTAATTGGATTTTAAAATGGCAAAATTCAGATGGAGAGATACTTGAATATCCTTGCTATAACGTTAATACCACTCAGTATAATTCAGGTGAAACACCTAATAGGAACTTTACAGTAGGTTCGTCGCAACATACAGTTTTGTTGCCTTCTGATGATAATACAGTTATTCTTGATACTCCACAAAGATTTTTCTTAGATAAAAATATGAAGAAGCCTACCACCTATATTATTACTCAAAATGATACTACTACTTTAAATACTGGCAGAAAAGGTATTGTAAGATTAACATTATGCGAGTATGAATTTAATTCTGCAAAAGACAGAATTGATTTGGGTGTATGCGATTATCGTGACAAAGATAGTAGCAGAGAGGATATTCCTATTGAGCCTATTGAAAGCGTTATTTTATATAATACAAAAATTATTAAATCTGGTGGAAGTCCACAAGTATTTACTGGCGTATTGTTTGATGCTACTGGTGCAGAAATTCCATCCACTCAAATTAAATGGGACATTGTATGTGAGTTTAAAGACCAGTTACATTATGTAATAGATGGTAATAAGTTAATAATCAGTATTGACAATGATGATTACGTAGATGAAGAATTTAAAATTATCTGTTCTGATATTACTGAAACGTATAATGCTGAATTGATATTGTTGATAGATTCGTTGTTATAGTGAGGTGATATAATGGCGAACAGTACCATAATAGGGAAAATCAAAAGAAGGATAATCAAAGAATTTATTAAAGATGACGATATAGTTGCTGCTATTGACAGCCCCGATGTAACCGATTCGGAAAAGTTAATCGGAACACATATTTTTGATTATAACCAAGACCCGAATACTTTAAATAAAGTTATGACCTTTATTACTATTCAGGTCAATATACCTGATAATTTATACGATTCTTCTAAATTTTATGTTAATCCTACAATTGAAATTTGGATTATATCTCACGAAAAACACATGATTGTTGACAACATACCTAAGATAAGAGAGAATCGCAATGATTATCTTTCAACCTTAATTGATAAAAGAATTAATGGAAAATATAATTTTGGTATCGGTGAAATGACCTTGACTAGCAATATCGAGGGTTCGTTTCAGCAAGATTATTTATATCGCAAAATGACGTTTAAGGGTACAGACCTTAATGACTCTGTTTGTGATGACGAAGAACTAGAAGATTAATTCTATCGGTGGTGTAAAATGATTGAGTACGATGAATTAAAAATGTATAAAGGTATAGACATTCCAATTACATCTAAGATTTCTATTATGCAGCCTACATTAAATCAAATTATGGAATACGGTGAAAGAGAATATTTCAATGCAGTATATACTTTGACTTGTGTAGCCGCAGATATGAAATGGCAATTATGGGAAATCGGACAAATTGATTATACTAAAATCGAAGATTATGATTTATTTGTTATTTTTTTATCTCAATTATTAAAAGAGGATTTTGAAACTAAAGATGATAATAAAAGAAATCCATTGGAATTGATATTAAGAAATATACATTTTTCAAACTTTGAAATTGCAACTAAAGATTTAGGCAATAATTGTAGTCAAGCTATATTGTATGATAGAACCAATAATATTGTGATTGATAAATATGTCTATATTAGAATAGTTGAAATTGTAAGAAAGATTCATGGTCTAAAAAGAAATAATGAAATTCCAGCAAATGAACAAACTAAAATGGATTTGATTGAAGATGCAAAAGACGAAGCTATGCTTGCTAAATCTAAACCATATCACAGTTTACTAATGCCTTTGATTTCCACTCTATCTGTTAAGAATGGACAATGCGGAGATGAAAAGATATGGGAAATGCCAATTGGTCGTTTCTTATATGACATTAAAAGAAGTAGTCATGTCCAACACGCAGAGTTGTTATTAAAGGGTGCTTACGCTGGGTTCGGTAGTCTAAAAGGTGTTGACCAAACACATTTAGACATCTTTGCAGATATATGAATGATTTGATATAAAATGAATGGAGGAATTTATATGGCATTTAATCCTAACGAATTAATTCTTGACCGTGTTAGGTCGCTTGTTTGGAATGACCTTACCACAGGTCAGATGTTGTTCAGACTTACTTCCCTTGAAAATCCTACTCTGCAATGTACAGCGGAAGGCGAGGAAGTGACTGATGCAGTTGGTGCAGTAATTACTACACTCTATAGAGCTAAGAAAGCTCAGTTTAACGCAACTAACTCTCTCGTTTCTCTTGACCTGATGGCAAATCAGTATGGTACAAAGAAAGAAGTTGCTACTGAAACAGATAAGATTGATGATACTACATACGATATTCTTACTGTTCCTGCGCCCGCTGGCGAAGATTTGAAGCTGAAACATACTCCTAAGAATGCAGCCAATATCAAGTGGGCATATTCTATCGTAAAAAATGAAATAGGTACTGCTTATCAGGCTGGTTCTACTGCTTCTGCAACTGAGTTTGTTGTGGCAGCAGATGGTACTGTAACACCTCCTACTGGTTTTACAGGTCAGTTATATATTGAGTATGTGTTCGAGAATGAGAATGCTATTCGTATTAAGAACAGCGCTTCTAATTTCCCCGAAGCTGGTAGTGCTATTGTTTATGCTTACTTTAGGGATAAGTGTAATGAGAACCTTATTTATTCTGGTAAGGTAATATGCCCCAAGGCAAAGATGGACCCTTCTCAGATTGAGATTGCCTTGACTTCTACTGGTAAGCATCCTTTTACTTTTGTAATGTCGAAAGACTATTGTGCTGGCGAGGGCGAAGATACCCTCTTTACAATCATTGTAAGTCAGTGATTTTAATTTTAAAATGGGGTTACTATTAGTAGCCCCATTATATTATTTTGAAATGAGGTGTTACCAATGACAAATGAAAATAATGCGACTTGTAGAATATGTGGTAAACCTTATCATGTATGTGTGTCCTGTAAAGATTTTCAAATTTTATATCCTTGGAAACTTCATACAGATACATCTGAGCATTATAAAATTTATCAGATTATTCATGGGTATTCTACTGGCGTTTATAGTAAAACAGAGGCTAAAGAGAAATTGATGAATGTTGATTTATCTGACTTGAAAACACTTAGAGAGAATATTCAGACTGTTATCAATGGAATAATGGAAGATGATAAAGAAGATAATCAAGAGCTTAGAAAATCAAATAAAGCTAGATTAAATAAAAAAATGTGTAAATAATAATTGTTTTGTTGAATGTCTACTTATGTAGATTAGAAAGGGAGGTACAATTTTTACACATTGTATGTCCCTTATTTTTTACTACAGAAGAAAGGTGGTAAATATGTATACTATAAGTGATGTAACTGGAATACGTTACGAAAATGAAGATGCTGTTTTCTTTAGAAATTATAGACAAGCAGCTAAATATATAAGTTGGAATGCAAAGTTGCTAGATATTTTTACTGATAGTAATGATAAATTAGTTTTTGTTTTTGAACGTGAAACTCATAATAAATTAATTAAGCGTTGGTTAGCCTTAAATGAAAACGGTGGTGATAGCGGTGGTAAATGAGGGTAAGCAGTTTGAAAAAGATTTTACCGATTCTGTACCAGGTTGGTGCTATTGTCATCGTCTAAGAGACTCTACGCAGTCGTTTTACAAAGCAAAAGAAACTTCTTACAGTTGGGATAATGAATGTGACTTCTTTGTATTTAATAATGCTACTCAGATTTTTTATGCTATTGAATGTAAAAGTACAAAAACAAAAAGTATGTCTTTTCAGAGAGATGAAGCCGATGCGAAGAAACGTCCAAACCAAATGATTAAATATCATCAAGTAAAATCATTAACTAAGATGTCTAAATATAATCATATTATAGCTGGCTTGTTGCTTAACTTTAGAGATGAAACTAATGATATGCAACGTACATATTTTATTGATATTCGTAATTATAATAATCTAATTATGAATACGACAAAATCTAGTATAAATGAAATTGATATAATTCGTTACAATGCCATTAAAGTTAATGGAGAAAAGAAGCGTGTGCATTATAGGTGGGATATATCTAACCTATTTAGTGAACTTGAAAATAAAATATATTAAGAGAGGTAGATAAATATGAATGCTCATTTTGATGAAAATAAAATTAATGATATAAAGACAGGAAAAGTCAATGACGTAAAGACAGGTGTTTACATAGACCCTAACACTGACAAAGAGAGAACATTTTATTACAAAACTACACTTGGGATAAAAGACAAAATGCGTTTTGTTACAAATGTATCTTCTCTGGTTGTAGGAACTAATTATTATACATTTCTTAGAGACTTAATATTTGATTTTGAAATCATAGATATTTTTACTGACATAGATATATCGGGTATATCAGACTCTCCTGATTCTATTATTGAAATGGAAAATATAGTAAACAATACAAAGATTGTTGATATTGTCAAATCCAACCTTGATAAAACAATCCTTAACGAATTATCTGATGCAGTTGATTCAAATATAGAATTTCTTACAGGAGTGCATCGTAACTCTTTAGATGTTGGAATTTCTAATCTTATTCGTATTGTAGAAGAAAAGATTAAGAATATTGATACAGATACTATGATGCAGTTTGCAAATGTGTTTAACTCTATCGAAGGAGAAGTGACTGCGGATAAGATTGTCAATGCTTATGCTAAGTCACCAGCATTTTTAGAGGAGCTTGCGGCAAGAGATGCAAGAATCAACAATAAAGAAACAAGGTGATTAAAATGATTTTTAATTCGCCTAGTGAACTCAAAGCACAAATTATGAGCCGTATGCAGTTAGCAATACAAGATGCCGAAAATATAATACACGATACTATTAATCAATTTCTTCAAAAGTATTATAAAGAATACGACCCTAAAGTATATGAACGAACTTCACAGTTGTTACATTCATTAGTTAAGAGCGAAATAATTCAAAGTGGAAGTGGTTATCAATGTCATGTATATTTTGACTTAGATAAAATTGATTATACTTATAAGTACATTAATGGTAAGAGATATAGGAACTCAGGCTACGGAACTACTATCACAAAAGAAGAAATAGTTAAGATGGCTATGGAAAGTGAAACTCATGGTGGTTACAAAGCAGCAGAAAATACAGCGATATGGAACGAAAGTATGAAGTTGCTTAACAGAGATAAAATAGAAATTTTAAGAAAGTGTTTAACAAGTAAAGGCATACCGATAGAATAATAACCAGTACGTATTGTAGTATCAATACGCACTTTTGTATTTTATGGGTAACTAAGCAATACGCAGGATAGGAGATGATAATTATGGCAAAGTCCAGAACAACATTTAGAAAAGTAATAACAAGTCCAGAGTTAATTGAACAAATCAACCCTAAGAACAAACAGTTAATGGAGAGGTATCTTAAAAACTTTGCTACCAAACGTTCTCCTAAATCTGTTATTGTATATAGGTCAAACTTAAATTTATTCTTTGTATGGAATTTATTATATAATGATAATACCTTTTTTGTAGATATTCGTAAAATAGACTTAATGGATTTCTTTGATTTTGCAGTAACAGAATTAAAGTGGGGGTCTAATCGGTATTCTCAATGTCATTCTTCTTTGTCTAGTTTTAGTTCGTGGATAGAGAATTTTTATGATGATAAGTACCCTGAGTTTAGGAACTTGCTCTCTAAGATAGAAAAACTTCCGAAAGAAAATGTTCGTAAAAAATCTGTGTTTTCAAAAGAAGATTTAAACAATCTTATGAAGTGGCTAGGAGAACAAGAGCGTACACAAGAACAATGTCTATTAGCGCTGTTAATGTCATCTGGTTCAAGAGCAAGTGAGTTAGCAAGGTTTACAGTAGACATTATAGACGAGGAACATACAGCTTTTAATAATTTGTTTTTGGAAACTACAGAAGAAGTTCAAGTTAAAGGTCGAGGTGTTAACGGAAAGTCTTTAATAAGATATATTCTTAAAGATACTTTTCTTCCCTATTACAAAGCATGGCTGCCTTTAAGAGAAGCAATAATGAAAGAGAATAATCAATCTCATAATTATATTTTTATTACTAAAAACGGAGAACCAGCTAGTGTATCAACATTTAGAAGTTGGGTCAAACGTTGGAATGAAGTTGTAGATAAACCTTTTTATTTACACAGCATCAGACATTATTATACTACTAATCTGTTGGCTATTGGATTAGAACAAGAACTTGTTCAAGAGATTGTAGGTTGGACGAGCGCCGATATGGTAAAGATTTACAACGATGCCACAGCCAAAGATAGAGAATGGAAAGGTTTAGCGAAATTGAAACAATCATTAGAGCAAGATATAAAGGTTGGTGATGATAATGTCTGAAAATAAATGGGATATAGGTTTGGGACTGTATCTTAAAAATAACGAAATTGAAAAAATTCAAGAGCAAATTGATGGGATAGGACAAGCAAAACCTATAACGTTAAAAATTGATTCTTCTGAAATTACAAAACAGATAGATAACATAAAAAAACAAATACAGTCTATAAGTAACATAAAAGTTGGTTTACCATCTGCAAGCAATAATAGCAATGTTAAAATGCCTAAAATTGTAGATGGTAGTGATACACGTTACATTTATACTGTCACCGAAGCATACAAAGATTTAATGAATGTTTTGAGACAGTTAAATAGTAAAGAAACTGCCTTAAAAAAATTAGACATCAAAACTGACCCCAAACAAATTGAAGTTTTAAAAAAACAAATAAATGAACTTAATGTAGAAGCCGAAAGACTAATAGACACATGGGCTAACAAGTTCACATTAGTACAAAACAATGACATTAATAGGTTGTTAGGTAATAATGCTAGAGGGTCTGCTCAATTGTCTGCTCAGTTGACAGATAAAGCTAAAATCCAAGAAAATATAAACGCATATCAATCTTTATTAGATTTGCAAAATCAAATTGCTAGTAAACAAATTTCGATTGCAAAGTTAGATACTGGTAGTAATACTAATCAGATAAGTCAGTTGAATGCTGAACTTAGTGAACTAGAAACGAAATATCAAGAATTAAGAAATCAGTTATCAGGTAAACTTAGCATTGGTCAACTGCAAGAATTAGACAATGTGTCTAAAACTACCGCACAAGCAATTGATATGATTAACGCTAAGTTAGCTGACTTAAACTCAGCTAAAGCTAGTAATGATAATATTAAAGCGCTACAATCGCAATTCCAAAACTTAATTAATATTTCTAAACAAATAGGCAATATAAAAATTAAAATACAAGGATTGGAAAATTCAGGCGAAAGTTCTAACCAGATAAGTCAGTTGAATGCTCAATTAAAAGATTTAGAAGCAACTTTCAATACTTTGTATAACGATTTTTATAATAATGCTGGTTTCTTAGAGTTGGAATCTAGCGGAGCTAGATTAAATTCGGTTTTTGAAGAAACGGAATACAAGCTCAAAGAACTGCAATCAGCTTACGAAGATACAAGAGCAAAATTTGCTAATAAAATACAAACAGATTTTATTGATAGCGGCAAATTTGAAACTGATATAGTGAAACTCAATGCTGACTTTCAGCGGTTGGGAATAGAATCAAGTGAAATTACTGGTGATATTCGCACATTACAAACATTGTTGTCACAAATGGATGGTAATGATGACATTGAATCTGTAATAGCAGATTACGAAAAATTTCAGCAAATCTTAATATCTACTATAAACAAAATAAAGAAACAACAAATAGAGATAAAACAAAGTAGTGATACTGCGAAATTAGATGCAGATAGAAATAAACTTAGCAGAGATATTGAGTTGTGGTTTAAAAGAAATACAGAAGCGGCTAAACAATTTGGCAATAAAATGAGAGAGATACAAGCACAAGTTCAAACCGCAGATGGTACTAAACTTAACGCATTAAAAAGTCAATTTCAAGCTGTAGCAACCGAAGCTAAAATAGCTGGTGATAATGCTTTAACTTTTGGAGACAGACTTAAAGCGCAAGTGTCTAAGTTAAGCGTTTATTTTTCGGGTATTATGCTTATTACTAAAAGTGTGCAAGTTCTGAAAAATATGATTAATCAAGTTGTATCTCTTGATACTGCATTGATTGATTTAAAAAAGACTACAACTGCGACCGATGAAGAATTAAGAAAGTTCTATTTTGATGCAAATGAAACTGGTAAGGAGCTTGGAGTTACAACACAGAATGTCATTCAAGCTGCTGCGGATTGGAGTCGTCTTGGTTATTCGCTGAAAGATGCACAAGAAATGGCAAAAACTTCATCTATATTTGCAAGTATCTCTCCTGGTGTAGATATTGAAAAAGCAACTGATGGTCTTGTCAGCGCAATGAAAGCATATAAAATTACGGCTAGTGATGCTCTTGATGGAGTAGCCAGTAAAATTAATGCGATAGGCAACAGCCAAGCAGTTAGCAACGAAGATATAGTTGAGTTTTTAACACGTTCATCTTCTGCAATGGCGGCTGCCAATAATACGCTTGATGACACGATAGCATTAGGTACTGCTATCACAGAAATTACAAGAGATGCTGCTAATGCTGGTCAAGTAATGAAAACTGCCTCCATGCGATTGAGGGGGTACGATGAAGATACCGAGGAACTCTCAAATGATGTACAAGCTCTCGTAGGCGACATAGCAGACCTTACCAAAACTGTACAGCACCCTATGGGTATTTCGATTTTTTCTGATGAAGCTAAAACAGAATATAAGTCAACAGTTCAAGTATTGAGAGAAATTTCAGGTATTTGGAATGAACTTACTGATAAACAACAAGCTCGTATATTAGAGGCGTTAGGTGGTAAACGAGGCGGTCAGGCTCTTGCAGCGGCATTAAATAACTTTGAAGCTGTAGAAAAATCTTTGAATACTATGCAACATAGTGCTGGTAATGCAATGCAAGAAATGAGTATTATTGAGGAATCACTTGATTACAAACTTAATAAACTTAAACAAACTGGCGTTGGTGTAGCACAGAACGTGTTCTCGCAAGAATCAATTAGCGGTTGGATAAAACTTGCGACTAAAGCACTTGAAATTATAGATAGTTTAACTAAATCCGTAGGTGGACTTGGAACAGCCTTTACAGCTTTTATGGCTTATAAAGGTTTTAAAAATGTCGGTAGGACTAAAATGTTTGTCCTTAATAATCGAATATGCCGACAGCAGTAATAATTCTTATCCGATAGGGAAAGTTTAGATACTGCCTGTTATGAGATACATAACAGTAAACGAAGTCTCAATATGCTGGGAACTTGGTACAACGTAGCCACTCCCCTTCTCTGGTGACAGAAGTAGGGTTGTAACAGTGTTGCGCTCCAAGGGTCAGCAGGGATAGGACTTATGTAAAAGTCAAGCCCTCACTGTAGCGACAACAGACGGTCTTAATTATATGCAACGATGATTAAGATAATATGCGCTCGGAACTAGCTGAGTGTGACAGCGAATTAGTGCGTTAGCACAGGAGAAAATCTATCTTCTCCTTTCACACAGCTTGACCCGATTGCAAGGGTGATAGATAGCAAAAATCAAAGGGACTTGTAGAAACAAATCCCTTTTTGTGTAACCATATATGAATCATAATTTTTGGTAACGCATTTAATCTTGACAAGAAAACATAAGCTATACCATTGTTGTTCATGAGAGTAACTGCCAATTGATGGGCAGTCTATTAATAACCATAATGGTATGCCTGAACGATGTTCATTTTTATATCTAACAAGTAATAGCAATAAATCTTTAACGCAATTTATATCGTGTTTCATCCCAAACCTCTGTAATACAAAACTTTATATAGTTTATCACAGAGCAAACAGTTAATCATTATAGTAAAGTTAACTTAATGTAAATATACTTAGAAATCACTACCGCAATTATTGCAATGCCATTGCTTACCGATTTTACTAGATAACAGCCCTAACGTAAGAATAGAAATTCCTTTACCTATAGATGAAATCTTTTTAGTGTTTTTAGATTTACAATAGGGGCATTCAACTACGATAGGTTGTGGGTCGTGTTTAATAGGTTGATATGTACCATCTTTTATAGATTTCCATTGCTGTTGCCTTTGATTTCTATTTGCATTAAATTTATTAATATCTTGGGGCTTCATAAGCAACGCTCCCTTCTTATAATTGACAATCGTCTATATAAATATTATATCATAATAAACATTTTTTGTCAAGATTGTTCAAGCAAATATTGATGTGTTTGATATTCAATTTACCTGAGATGCTTAATTCGGGGAAAATCCAATCAGGGTTTAGTAATGTTACAAATTTTTTTACTCAAAAACAATTAAGCAAAACAGCCATAAGTGGCGGGCTAACTTTGGAAAGTATACCGCAATTAACTCAATATAATAATTTAATCGCACAAGGAGTAACACGAACACAGGCATTTAAGCAGACAATGATTGGCGCTACTGATGCTACAAAACAAATGGCATTGAGAATAGCAAATGGTACTGTTCAACTTAATGAACTTACAACCGCTTCTAAAGCAGCACAATTAGGAATGAACTTACTTAATGCTGCTATGAATATTGCAGTAAGTTTTGCTATATCATTTGTAATTAAGCAAGTATATGAATGGGCGCATGCTTTTGAAAATGCTGCCGAGAAAGCTGATAATGCTATTGCAAAATTACAAGAACGTAAAGATGAAAATAATCAGCTTCAAGAATTGATTGATAAATACAAAGAGCTTAAAGAGGCTGAAACATCTGAGAATAAACAGGAAACCAGAAAGCAAACTCTTGAATTACAGAAAGAAATTACAAATTTAATTGCGAAACAGCCAGACTTATACAATAAACAATTAAAAAATATTGATTTAGTAAATGGCAAGCTCGATGAACAATTGGGGCTGTTAGGACAAATCAATCAAGAAAACTCTAAATCGGTAATTAAGAGTGCTGCTAACGCTTATCGCAACGCTGTTGATGCCGCCAAAGAATATAAATATGATTCCGAAGGTGGACAGATTGGCGGTAAAAATATTGTATGGCTTGATGGAGAAACGGAGAATATTACTAATGATGTTAATGGACAAGCTATCATTAATGAACTTTTAAAAAGAAAATTTGTCGGTGATAGCAAGTTTGGTGTTGATAGTTTTGGTAAAGATTATTACGGCATAGAGTTTGCAGAAAATACTAATTGGGTTCAGCGACTTAAATTTCTTGATGAAGCTATTGAAGCATTGGAACAATCTGCGGAATTTGATACGAGCCAGAAAGGTCTGTATGACCAATTATTAAATGCTCGTGAAGATATTAATAAAGTTGTAGGAAAAGAAGTCCAAGCTGCTACTGATTACGCACAGCTATTAGCAGAATCATCAGTTCAAACAAATATGGCTAACATTGAGTCGTATAGCGATTTTGCAAAAGCTAGGAAAGAAATTCTTGATGAATTATCTAATGATGGAACTATAAAGAAAGCCTTAATTGAAGGTGCTTTGTCAGATGAAGATGTTAATAGTTATGTTGATGAATATATTTCAACTTTAAATAATCTTTCCGATTACTATGACGAATGGGTTCGTAGGAATACAAACAATTATGAAAACATGACCGATGCTGAAAAGGCTTGGGCGGCAGAGCAATCACAACATATTAAGTCGGCTACATTTGCTTACGAAGATTATAAAGACCAAATAGAAGAAGTAGAAAAATTAGTATCTACTCTTTCGTCTGCTTATCAGAAATTAGACGATGGTTCTATTACTACTTCTGATTTAGGGTCTTTGTTCAAAGAGTTTCCTGACTTAGTTAAGTATTCTGATGACACTGAGACTTTAAAAAAGAAAATCAAAGAACTAAATAATCAAAACGTCACTAATTTGATTAAGTCCTTTGTTGAGTTGAAATCAAAAATTTCTGACCCAGAACAACTCAAACAGCTTGATGGTTGGATAAATTATCTGCTGAAATTATCTGACTTATCAGCGAAAGTGAGCAAACAAGTTTCATCAGCAGATTATGTTAAGTACGAAGAAAAGAATATACAGAGTATAATTGACAAACTCGAAAAAGAAAAAGACAATCAAAATGATATTCTCGATAGCCTAAAGGCTCAAAAGGAAGAACTGGAAAATATTATTAGTCAGTACAAACAGGTTGTCGATGTTGTTACTGACTATATTGATAAATCTCAGATAGAACCTTTGGAACAGAGAAAGTCCGATGTTGAAGAGTATTACAATGCTCAAATTGAAGCCCTTAAAACAGAGAATGAAGAACGTGACCGCAACATTGAACTGCAAAAAGCACAAGATGCTTTGGCTAATGCCCATAAGACAAAAGTTCGTATGTACAACGAAACTCAGGGTTGGCATACTGAATTTGATACAAATGCTATTAAAAATGCTGAAAACGAACTTAGCAGTTTGCAAAATGAAATTGCTATTGATGACCTTGAAAAACAGAGAGATAGCGAAGTTAAAGGTATAGAAGAACAGATTGAGGCTTGGGAAGATTATAAGGAGCAATGGAAAGAGCAAGTTGAACAGATTACTAAAGCCGATGAAGAATTGACAGCAAGTAAAATCCTTGGTGCTGATTGGCATGAAAAGATTGCTAATCAAGACATTGATGTAATGGTAAACTTTGGTTCTCAATATCAGTCTTACAATAATCGTTTGCATAATCAAGTTAGTGTTGAAATTTCTAATATGGAAAAGGCTATCAAATCTCGTGAGAATGAGATAGCTGAGTGGAAAGATTACAAGACTCAATTATCAGATATTAATACTTCAATTACTGAATCTAACGACACATATCTGCAAAGTCTAAATCAGTTTATCATAGACGAAAACTCCACATGGGAACAACGTATTGAACACATGAGGCGTAATGCTCAGATAATTGCTGAAC